CCAGACCCAACAGCCCATGCCGCGTCAAGGCGCTTGGTGAAAGTGGACGGCGAGACCATAGAAATGGCGCCCGTCGAATCCACCGCAGACCCCGCCGCAATATCGATATCGTTCGTAGCGTCCGTAACGTTATTCGAAAGCGTCAGGCCGTAAATCTGCCCACGAATATCACTGACCAAACCCAGAGTGCCGCTGTAGTAGGGGAGGTCATAAACGCGCACGCTGCCAGTCGGAAGGCCCGCAGCACTGAATGTGCCAATCTTGGTTAGATCGGTGGAGTTCTTGACACCGAAACTATTGTCAAGCGGCCTGTTGTCAGCCACGCCATTGCCACCGAATTGAATGGGCTGGATGGTATTGAACGTCTGCGCAACATCGTCCGCAAACGCGTTGAACATGCTACTCGAAATTACGGTATTAGGCTGCTGCGGAGTCGTGCCCGGTGGCAGGGAGTAGTTTGTTGGTGACCTAGGCATTCGTTATCTCCGAACAATGTCTCTCGATTGTATAGTGAACTAGCCTGATATGCTATAGGCGGAGGCCCCAGAGGAGGATAGGTCGCTGCTGCCTCTTACCCGATCCTCTAGCGTCTGCTGGTTATTGAGCGCATTAGCTGCCGCGTATGCTTGAGCAGGAGAAAGCCCCTGAGCCTGAAGGTTCTGGACAGGAGTTCTAGCCACAGGCGCCGAATACGAACCTGCGCCATTGACCGTTACGCTGAGCGGCGCCGAACCCATGATTGGCAATCCGTACTGCTGTGCTGCCTGCAATTGGGGAAGCATGGCTGACGTAACAGCCATCCCTTGAGGTACGCGAACCGGATTAGTTGCGCTCCCGACACGAGGTGTGAGAGGACGTGCAGACGCGGCCATAGGTGTAGGCGCTACCCTCACAGCAGGAGGGGCCACAACCTGGATAGGCGGTTGATTGAGACGCACTCCATTGGTATTTGGCGTCAACCCAATCGGACCAGGAGCCAATCGAGCAGAGGCAGGAGGGCGTTGAGATAGCTGTTCTGCACGTTGAGCCGAGATATTCAGCGCAGACGACCCAACGGGGCGCGGAGCAGGATTGCGCTCTACGTTGCTCTGGTTCGCCGTCAATGCCGCTCTACGGGCCGCTTCGTTGATCTGAGCGCGGCTTGCCGTTGGAATGGTTGCAATCGTCGTTCCGGGGGCAGACGCTATCTCTCTAGCCGTGGGCTGTAGAGTGAATGGAACAGACGGCACAGTTCTGGTTGTTGGAGGCAGGCCAACACCAGATGTTGGGACAGTCGCAATCGTTTCGCCCATAGCTCGCCGGATTGCCATATCGAGGGACTGCTCGGCGGGATATGGCGTGGCCTGAGACTGACGAGCAGATGCACTCATAAGCGGGTTGCGCATTAGAGACAGGTCTTGAGACTGCGTGGCGGGATTTGGAGCAACGCGGGGGATATTCAGCGGCGGAACCGGGCGATCAGATGCAAACGCATGATTTCCATAGGTGCCAAGTTGAGCCATGCCGCCAGCCCATGACGGATTGACGATGCTGGGATTCCAATAGTGATTAGCCCCGCCAGTCGGGTCGTCAGGGCCTTGAGCAAGGTTCCACGCTGCCTGTGCGGCGGAGATAGAACGCGGATCGCTCTGAGCACGAACAGCAGCAGGCCCAGGGCTGGAGTACCCAGTGTACTGCGCTCTCTGCCTAACTACTTCAGCAGGGCTAATCCCGCGCTGCTCAGCACGGTTTAGGATTGTCTCGGCAATGCGGCGCATGCCCTCTTCGCCCTCGCCAATGCCTTCAGCGATGAGCGTGTTAATCACGTCCTGAATGTCGCGTTCCGAAGCCATTGACGAAATCCTTAGTTGTCGCGATATTTAGAGGGAGCAGGAGAGAGACAATGCATCATCTTACGGATAGGCGAGTTTGGGCATACGCCCTTGTGTTTGCGGCTTTCTATGCCGTGATGAAATTTGCAGTTCCGTGGCATCTGATCGTCTCTTAAAAGTTCTGAAGGACACGCCCGCCAACGTTTCCAGCGGTATTTACCAAAGCCTGAGAAACGGGAGAGTAGACCTGAGATGGCAAAGCCCCGCCCGACCGCGCTAGAGCGGACGCTATCAGAGCGTTATTCATTGTTCCCTTCTCTGCTACGGTTCTTGCAAGTTCGGCTGGTAGAGCAACCGCTCCGCCTGCGAGTGCAGCGCCAACTGGACCGCCAAGACCTGCGCCAGCAGTACCAGCGAGTATTGATGGAATTGCAGAAACAGGACCACGAACGGAAAACTTCCCTACGGATCGCGCTAGGTTCTCGATAGGACCACCATCCGCGACCAGCTTAACCTGCTTCGCTAGCTCTGGCGTTACGCCAGGAACACGGCCCTTGATGATCTGGGCATTCAGTTGGCGGAATTGGGTCCGAAGTGCATTTTCCATACCTGACTGAGAATACTGACTAGAGCGATTATCAGCGAGTTCAATCGCCTCATCGATCATTTCGCCCATCTTCGAACGCCAATATAGGTTCGATGCCTCGGCAAGCTCTGGAGCCACGCCGTGAGCGAAGTCATCAAACTCACCAAGCATCAAAGTAGCGATACGACGCTCGCCCGGATCAACGCTCTTGGCGGCATCCTGAAGGTTGCGACGAATGGCCTGCATCTGGCCAACATCGAGCGGCAGTCCCTTATACTCGTCAAAGACATTCAGAACGCCCGCGATCTTAGGATAGGTTTGATTGACCTTCCCGCTGGGCAGAACGACATTCTCGGACTTGGCGATGCTGGAAATAGCATCAGCAACCTTAGTTGAAGCCTGAGGCGTAGAGGTCACACCAGAAGCACGAGCGGCCTGATAGAGTGCCCCAGCCTGATCAGCTAGTTCTTGCGTGGTTGGAACGGCTGCTTGCTGTGCGCGAGCCATTGACCCGCCAACTATACCACCAGTCAAACCACCAAGAACACCGCCAACGCCTGCGCCTTGGGCAGCAGCAGCCAAGCGCCCAGGAAGCGTGTTGTCCTCAGCGGCGTTGAAACCTGCCCCAGCACCTTGAGCGCCACCCTCCAGCGCTCCCCGCCCTGCCATGCCAACGATAGACGGCCTTGCCACACTAGCAACGTTCGAACCGCCCGACAGCAGGCCAAGAGCCAATGCGCCTGCAATGTCACCGCCAGCGGCAGAGATAGGTGCCTGATCGTATGCCTGATTGACTAGGCCTTGCTGCCCTTCCTGCGCATCGAGGAAAGAACGGCCTAGAAATGGCAGAATATCGCCAGCACCGTTGATGCTATCGCGACCTGACAGCAGATTTTCACCCGCCTTAATGGGGGCGCCGAGTGCGGATGCTATCTCATCATAGGCGCCGAAGGTCAGGCCTTGCCCAATACCCGTCAGAGCAGAACCAAAACTCTGCCCTGCTCGATTAGCAATTGCTCCGATATCAAAGCCTTGGTCTTGTGCCGGGGCCGTCGCAGGTGCACCTCCGAACTCCTGCTGCAACACGGCCTCAATGTCTGCATCAGCCATACCGTCAGGGAACTGGGCAATGGAGCCGTCAGGTAGCTTAATCTCAATCATTCAAGCCGTCCTGTTACCGGATTAAACACGCGAACTACTGGTGCTGGCGATCCTGTTCCTGGAGTAGGGTTTCCGGTACGTGCGGCAACGTCGCGTTCCTTCTGTTCGATAAAGGCTTCGAGAATGGCCTTCTTCTCTTGGGGGCTTGCATTTGGATTGCCGAGGGTAGCCCGCAGAGATTCTCCTTCAGCCACGGTAAAGGCCGCGCCGAACGTATCCTTGAGCAGAGGCAGAACCTGATTGTCCACCATCGCAATGTACTTGGCGCGGGCAAGTGCGTTCTCGGTTGGCTCCTGACCCGTCTCTCTCATAACATTGTCGATGAACTGTCCGGACTGCGTGTAGGTAGCAGCTTCAGCAAGATCGTTGAGTTCTTCTACGACTGCCCGAACCCCAGGCATCTTGCTAACGATGCTCTGTGTCTCAGCATCCTTTTCAGCTTGGGTTTTCCCTTCTACGCTGCCGTATCCGGTCTGTCGGGCCGCTTCCTGATTTTGCTTGGGCGTCCGATAAAGCTCGTTGCCGTAAACATCGGTTGTGATGATTTCGGTTCCGGTGTCGATCTGCTTAGTGGTCGGGGCTGGCGTAAACCCTTCGGCGCCCTGAAGCGGTTGCCAATTCCCCTGATTAGAGGCTTGCCCCAAAACTACGTTGCCGCTGGCATCCTGCATAGGCACGATGTTGCCGAAGAACGTTTCGTTGCCTTGTCCGCCGTTCGCAAGATCGGCCTGCAACTTAGCAAGCTGCGCCTGATACATCGGGTCTTGCCGCTCTAGGCCGCTATTGAGCAGAGCAGAGGCGATGGAAGTCTGCGCAGGACTGGCCCACGCGCTATCAGGAGACGTAAGGGCCGCAATGATCGAGTTGGGGTCGCTATTGACCGCAAGGTCCGCAAACAGCCCCCCAGCACGCTCCCTGCCAGCCTGTTCGGCTTCAGCAACGCGACCTTCCAGCACTGTGCCTGAAAGTGCGGCTGCTACGTCAGCGAGGCCACTTGCCCAATTATCAGCAGGGGTCGCAGACTGACCAATGAGTGCTTCGGCAATAGCCCGCTTGCGAGCAGCTTGTTCCGGAGACGTAATCTGCTGTCCACCCATGCCCCACTGGAAAGGAGTGCTTGCCATTATGCCACCGCCTTCTTGTAGAACACACGGTCAAAGCCATCAGGACCACGCTCAACTGCTTCCGGCGCTACTGCCTTAACCTCATCAGCCATCAGGCCGATCTGGAATGTATCGTCGCCAATATAGCGATAGAGGTACACGGTAAGCCCGTTATCCAGCTTGCCTACCGCCTTGATATCCGTTTTCATTCGACGGTCCGACAACAGAGGAATGAGACTTGCGCCTGCCGAGAACAGGCCACCCAACTGCTGCTGGCCAGCGTTGTAGCCCTGCATTTGCTGCGCGTAGTTCGCGTTCGTAATGCCCGCAATGTCCGTTCCCGCTACACCAGTCTGTGGCGTTTGACCGAACTGTGGCGACTGAACCTGCGACTGTCCGGAAAGGGCTAGAATCTCATTTAGCGGCTGGGCACGTAGAGCTAGCTGGCTCTGGAGGGCGTTATTATAATTTCCGAGGTTCGCGTTGTTGTACGCGCTAGAACGAGACTGCGAGAACTGATCCACGGCGTTATTATATGCAGTTGATCCTGGACGCAGGCCACGATTAACCAGCGCCTGCTCATTGCGCTCGGCCATGCGATCCCATTGAGGGTCAAGGTTCTGCGCAGTCAGGTTGTTTAGGTATTCCTGCTGGGCCGCCCAATCCAACGGCTGGTTTAGTAGCCCGCTAAGTCGCCCTGACTGTTCCTTAGCTAGATTTGCTAGGTTTCCCTGCGTAGCCTGACCTGCATTGGCAATCGCCTGCTGTGGCGCAGAGAGTGTCTGCTGAGACGTATATTTAGGAGTGCCGTCAGCCCAAGTCCCCTCCTGAGCATAAGAAAGCTTGTTCCCCAACGCGTCGGTCTGATTGACCATGTTGAGTTGGTTCTGAGTGATTGCAGTCTCACGGTTTGACGCGGTTTGCGCCTGAGCGGTCGTTACCGGATTTGGAGCGCTAGGAGCCTTGCCCATCACTTACCTCTATTAAAGCGGCTAGAGCGCCATTGGTCATCGGTTAGGGTCATAACAACCTCGTCCTCTTTTTTACCACGCAGACGGGCGATTGTATATTCAGAGAAACCAAATCGACGGCCAATGTTCAGCATTGTCGAATTATTGCTGCTGATGCGCATCACGGTCATTTGGCATTCGAGAAGGTCAAAGGCATACGTGAAGATTGCTCGGATCATTCGCCGCGTAAGCCACCGGCTATCGATGGAGGCAGAGGTCATCTCAATGACGCCCTCTTTGGGATAGTAGTTGTGGAACGCGGTGCCCCCGATCAGTGCCCCCTCATGTGCAACTCCGAAGGCCGTCATGAAGTATCCGGCGAAACCGGTCTGGCCTAACTGAGCGGCAATCCACTCTCCAACTGCCTTGTCCTGCCCGAAGACCATCATACGCCATAACCTCCGGCGACGGTGGTGTGATAAACGGACACAAGCTCGATCTGAGGGGTGTTCGTGCCATTTACTGGAACCTGCACCTCCATGGAGAACACAAGCCCTGTGCGGCCTATGGAAAGCTGCCGGGAGCGCACATTGTATTGTACTTCACCCGCGTCCCATTTGGCCGAGTCCCAGAGGCCTGAATCCCAGAGACTGGCGGGGTCAGTATCGGGCAGCGTATTCGGAGAAATCGGGAATTCCTGCCGATAGTCCGTAGAAGCGCTGAGGCGATAGGCGAATGGCCGCGTGGTGTTCCAGATGGCCTGAGCCTGCTTGATGGATTTGGTCCATCCTGGCGATCCCAGATGATCCCACGCGAATGCTGCTTGCGCGGTATATGGCATGCCATCATCAGACCCGCCGACCTCTGCAAGCCTCACCGTCCCGTCATTGCATCCGAAATACATCTGGCGGTTATGGATACCGAAACACCGATTGTCCCAACCCGTATAGGTGGAGATGGCCCCAGTCGTGAGGTTTCCAACAATGGTGAGCGTCTCTTGTCCGTCTATGGCAGGAGTGTTGACATAAAAGGCATCGTTCTCATTCCACTTGGCAATTTCCCAAGGCAAGGATGCGCGAGACTGCGCGGCCTGCTTCCATGTAGGTTCGATCTTCTGCGAGATGGCATCCATGCCCAGAGCAGCGGGGTCTTTATACCGCGCCGCTGAAACCGGGACCATGCCCATTTCCGTAGCAATGACGATATCGCCACCAGCGCGGAACCATCCATTCTTGCCGAGTGGACGGGCGATGTCATAGACGTTGACCAGGGACCAGTCATCCGCCTCAGGGAATGCGCCGGAGAATACTGCCGCCTCACCCTCGCTCGACATCACCACAAGATAGGCCTGCATAGAAGCGGCGCCGGATTCACTCGACCACGTGGCAGTAAACTGGATCACACCGCCCTTGGTGAATACACCGGAGAGCGACAGCACAGACGCAGCACCGCCGACGCTATCAACCGGAAGATACCAGACATTAAGACTTCCGGATTCCACCATGTAGATGCGGTTTCGATAGGCATTGATGTGAATGAGGGTAGAGGTGTCGACGCCGGTAATGGCGATAGGAACGGAAACCCCCGTCACGGCCTGCCACGTCAAACCATCGTAAAGCTGGAGAGGGTCGGTGCCATTCACCACAGGCATGCGATTGCCGCCCGTCACCGGGAAATTGATGAAGGAGTAATAATTGCTTGTCTGCCCCGTCACATCTGGCGCTGGAGGCGTCACTGGATCAACCGGGCTGGTGATGTCATATATGTTCCCGCCCGCACCTGCAAAGATTGCGCTCGCATTCCCTCCAACATAGTTCATCAGGCTTTCGACAGGCTCGGTTCCGGTCGTAGCATGCTTACGGTTGCCACCCCGAACCGCCGTTCCTGTGCGTGTTGGAAACCAATTGGACAGTACGATTGCGGTGCCGGGCTGCATTGCACCGATGTTCTGAGACGTAACAAGCCCACCAACTGGGGCGGGCAATGCAGGGGTAACGATCTGGGGGCGCTGCTGGCGTTTGCTTGATGGAGCGATCCTGTTAACAAGGCTCATGCAAAGGCTCCCGGCATCGTATACCGGCCTCTACGACCACCGAGGATCAATGTCTGTCGCGCTCCAACATCTCGGAAGCGCTGCATCTCAAGGCGCTGTTGGTACTGGGCCAATTCCGCCGAGAAGTCGTAGCCTTTCGACTTCTTCCAGTTCCAGACAATTCCGAGACGCAGCAATTCGTCATCGAGCACAAACGTGTCAGTGTCGGCTGTAAACGTGGTTGGGTCGGTTCCTACAACAATGCTGGTGGAGATGTAGCCGTAGTTAAGCGGCTCACCCAAAGGCATGATCGGCATGACGTTCATATTGCCGCCAAACACCATCCAACGCTGCTGCCATGTAGCGACTGGATAGTCGATCAGTTCAAGCCAGAGATTGAAATCCTGCATCTGCTGCGCAGGGAAGAACCGCCAGTTAGGCCCAATCAGATTAGCGTCCTTGACCATACGGCTATAGTCATCCGGAAGGGCGAACGAGGTTTCGACGCCATCCCCGGTAAGGGTAGCAGTTCGAATGAGGCGCTGCCAATCGTAGTCATCCAGGATTTGCAGCGCCGATGTATTCGCCGTATCGATAAGCTCCAAAGCCGTGCGATCTGTGCTCGTAAACAGCACTTGCGGACGATCAACGTCAATGGACAGCGTTGCGGCCTGCACGATTTGGAGAATGTTCATTACTGAGACGCCTCAAGATCAGTGAGCATGCCCACCAGAGTTGCCTTGTTCGGGTTCCCACGCGGCCTTGACCCTGCAAGTGCTTCGATCTTGTCCTTAAGCTCGGCCTCTTCCATCTCGTAGTATGGATTAACTGGGCTTTGAGGTACGTCATCCACTTCAGCAACGAATGCAGGGGCCTCTGGCTCGACGTAGGTAATGGGACCGGGGCGGCCGGCCTCAACCATGCGTGTAAGCTCCTCATTGCGCTTCTGTAGAGCCGCAATCTGTTCAAGGACCTCAGTCATGCCTACCCGGCCTCCAGCCGCCGCGAGGTACTTCTGTGCCGACTGCTTGAGCGCATGCCCCTGAGGGCCAAGGTTCTTGATCCCCTGCCCTTCAAGGCTGGCGAGGGATTCAATAGTGTACACCGAAAGTGCCTTGAGCGTGGATAGCTGGATAGCGGTCAAGCCCGGAAGGTTCTGGAGCGGAGTACCGCTAGCTTCATTTCCGCCCGTTTCCTTGAACTTCTTGTAAGCGTCCGGGAAACGCATGGCATGGGTTATGACTTCGCCGTTCTTTTCCTCATGAAAACCATGGGCAAGATCGTGGAAGTTGAAATTACGGTTTGATGCGAAGCGGTATTCGATGCGCTCTTCATCGATAAAGATCGGTCGTCCGGCTTCTCGGGAGGCAAGAACGTCCTCAACCTGAGCCGTGTAGAAGATAGGCGTCATGCCTGCCTGTGCTGCGGTCTGCATTTCAGTTCCTTATGTCTGAGATAAGAGAAAGGGCCGGAGCGAACCCCGGCCCCAGTGCTTTAGGCGGGGGTTGCGTTAAAGGCGCCGCGTCGGACGTGAACCGCTTCGCCAGTCACAATCGCAAGGCCTGGAGGCGTGTAGAATCCACCTGCGCCGGTCGCAATGGACTTGGTGGCGAAGGTGAGCGTCACTTGGGTGCCAGTGGTTGCAGTGGCGGCGATGTCAGCCGTTGCCACAACCCAGAAGTATTCGCCGCCATCCACGCCACGAACGACGCTACCAAGCTGGTAGGATGGAACGTTGGCATTTGCGCCGTCATAGAAGGCGTAGGGTGCGAACTTCTGGGTAAGGTCAGGGCCAAGAGAGGGAGTAATACGGAAAGGATAAGCCATTTGATTTTCTCCTTACGCAGCCGGATTCGAATCATAGAACCGGAAGCTGTACTGGGGGTTCCCCAGAACGAACTGGCCTTCCCAGCCGATGAACTGAGCCAGCGCGTCCTGATTGAGCGGCATCTGGCCATCGCCTTCGAACAGCCGGTCAAAGCTGAACTCATCGCGGTAGTAGACGAACAGGGAGCGGCTTTCGAGGCCATAGGTGGTATTAGCGGGCATGGACGAACGAATGCCCGAAGCCAGAACAGCATCAGCACGGCGACCCGAACCAATGAACTCCAGAGCAGAGAAGCCAATAGCGCCAAGACGCGTCTGGTTCACAATGCGCTGGTGAGCAACCATCGAAGCCTCAAGAGCGCTGAAATGCTCCTGCGACATGATCAGCAGGTCGGCAGAGCGGTTGCCCTTGGTGCGTCGACCAATGATTTCACGAAGCATCGGCTGAATCGTGGTCGAAGTGACCTGAGTGCCGATAGTCGGGAAAGCGGAGTTCGCGTCCCAAGTCGTGGTCTGCCATTCCGGAATGGTGCGGGAGATGCCACCATACACGCCGGTATTGGTAACGATGGGCAGGGCGGCGCCCAGACCAACCATGTCGCGACCATTGAAGGACGTGCCGTTGCCGTTGATGGCGACTTCAAGGCCATCGTTCAGCGATTCAGTTGCGGCCTGCACATAAGACCGAATAAGCGGGATCATCCGGTCGCCGGTATTGGCGCGGATTTCTGTGCCGGTGAAGCTGATCGGGGCGTAAATGGCGCTGGGCTGGAATACAGCGTCATTGAAGAGTTCGATGGGCGGGTTTTCGAGGAAATCATAGCCGGTTGCCCACTGAGTGCCCTGCTTGGCAAACTGGAGGTGATGACGGATTTCCGGGCCATCAAAGGAGCGATAGTTGCCCTTCTCGCGAACCGTATTGAAAACCACGTTGGAGTTATAGACCAGTTCCTCAATGCCAGGCTTGTAATAGGCCAGAGTGGCGCTGAGGGTCTGCTGATATGCGCGAACTGGATTGATCGGCATTTACATTCCCTTAGGGTTTAGAGCTACCCATTGACGGACCTAGCCGCCATTTTGAGTGACTCATCGAGTGACAGTTTGGCAGACTTGCGAGGGACTTCCGCCCCATAGGAAAGACTACCTTTGACGGATTTACTGCCAGCCGGGTTTAGCGGCCTCTGGGCATTCGGTGCCGGTTCTAGCGGCTCACTTCTGGCATTCGAGCCAACGGGGCTTAGCCGTTCGGCGTGATCAACTGCGGCGTATAGCCTATCTCGTTCATTCATATTGGACGGCAGTAGATCACTGTTCCAGATTTTTAGCACAATTGGCCGAAGTTCGTCAAACCGTGGGTGCTGTTGGCGCACCTCGGCAAACAAGGTCTGCTCGACCTGCTGAGCGGCTCGCTGAGAGGCCTCTTGCTCCAGCCGCTGATTGACCTGCTGAATCTGCGCCTGTAACTGCTGGTTCTGCTGCCGAAGCGTCTGCATCTCTTGTGACTGCGCATAGCCCTGCGGATTATCGCGCTGCATTTGCTGCTGTCCCAAGATGTGGTTAGCATACTGCTCAGGCGTGATATTGATGGAACGCAAGATGCGCTCAATACCGCCAACGGGATCGGTCTTGAGTTGGTTGTCGATGGCAACATAATTTGCCAGAGCCGCCTTTACGGTGGTTCCAGCGCCCTTTGCCAAGTCATCGAACTCACGCAAATCCTTGCGGTAGTCCATGGCTTCTCGACCTTCTTCAAGGCCCTTCTCGTAGTTCTCCATCATGCGATGAACTTCACCGCGAACGTCTACGTTAACCCCAGCCCATGCCTCTTTGGCTCGGGGCAAGAAGTGAGCAGGAGCGCGGTTAATGTCCCGCACCTCAGACAGCTTGGGAGCTTCGCGTTCCTGCCCTACTTCCGCATCAACCCCATCGTGAGCGGCGGCGGGGGATTCTGGTTCTGCCTTGGGCTTGGCAGTGAATTTTCCATCGTTGCCGCGTTCCGCAACGGCCTTCTTAATGGCTTCATTAGCGGTCTTTGAATCAACGGTCTTATCCTCAACCTTTGGCTTTTCGGGCTTTGGAACGGGCTCGTCTTTCTCTGCGCCTTCCTTGGTATCGGCTGCCGCCTTGTTCAGCGCATCCTCAAGGGACATTGGCTTGGGCGCTTCGACAACGGGCTCTGGCGCTACATCGGGGCGGAACTCTGCGCCGCCAGGAACAGGCGCATCGTTGTCAATTACAGTGCTCGGCACTTCGGCATTAAGTTCGGTCATTTGAATTCCCTTGTCTGAGTTGGGAGGTGAAGTTATTCGCCTAGACGGCCAGCACTAAGGTCCGCATAGGCCCGCTCTGTGGCCTCGCGGATTAGGTTCTCGTCTGGCTTTCGGTTGGCGGTTGCCTGCTTCTTGTAGGATTGGTCATCCCCAATTTCTACGAACGTGGCGCCCTGAGGATTTCCACTAGGCTTGTAGCTCTCACGCATAGCGGCTTTTGAGGTGTACATCTTCCCGTCCGCCATGCTCATCAAAGGCTCTTGTTCATCGCTCGTATTGATGCGCGGCATCTTGATCGGAGCATCGCGATTGAACGGCGTAACGAGGCCCGTTGATTTATCCATCAGACCATCAGGCGTGAAAACATAAGTCGTCATGGGGTATAGCCCTCAATGACAAACGGTGCGCCGAGAGGCGTGATGACAATGGGTGTGCCGATGCCATTCGTTGCAATGGTCATGACTGGCGCTTTGTCGCGGTTAAGATCGCCCACGAGAACCGGCTTAACGGGAATACCGATATTATTGGTTGCGATGACGACTGGAAATCCGGGCATTATACGAACCTCACTGCATATTGGCCTAGCTTGAGAAGGGCGCATGCAACAGCGACGACAGCGCCTCGCATAAACACCCATGCACCTATGGCTAAAAGTTTTTCTCGGTCGGACATGCTCTTTATCCTAGCGTTTGCTCGATTGCGCTTGTGATGGTCGCTGTTGTCCCGGCAACGCGGCGAATGGCCCAATACCAGCCCACGGGAACCCAGCCAGAGATTTGATTGCCCTGCCCTAGGCCCATGCCAATAACCAGAGCAATGCCAGTCACCGATGCTCTGAAAGACGCTACACGTGTTCCGCCCGTCCCATTTGCCACTGTTGCCTGTACTGGCCCAACACGCAACTCAACGGTATCGGATTGGGTGCCGATGACTGTTACCGTGTAAGCGGCATCGATAACTGCACTGATGAAGCTTGGCTTCGTTGGAACCGCCGTTGCATAGGCAGTGCCGAAAGCAGGCGCAAGCGTGCTTGGTGCCGAAATGATTGCAGGCCCAGCCGGTCCCGTTGCTCCCGTGGCTCCGGGCGCTCCATTGGTCCCGTTAGTGCCGTTCGTCCCATTTGTGCCGGGGGCGCCAGGAATCCCCTGAGGCCCTTGTGGCCCTGTTGGTCCGATCCCTCCGGCCTTACCTCGATAGTTATTGAGAACAGTCCATTCCATCAGAATGCCCCCACTTCATAGTCAACAAACCCAGCACATGAGAGGCCGGGGTCCATTTGGATAACGAAGGATTCTCCCTCTCCACCATTGTAGGTGTTTGGGCTATCCGTCTTGCGATATCGGATCGATCCCCCATCCGTGACGTAGAAGGGGCCAGCCGGATTGATGGCGCCGAAAAGAAACCAGACGCGCAGGGAGGTGGACGCATTATGCGCAAAGGTCACGTAGACCTCTCGCAGCATGATCCGGTTCTGAGCGCCAGGAGAGGCGATGTTGTGAGGGCCAGCGCCCGTAATATCGATGCTGGTTCTCATTTAGCTCCAAATCCCAAACGAAGCGTTGCTATGGAGAAGCTGCCATTCCACATCGGTGGAATTGTAGATGAACTGGAAGATCAGAACCTTGCCGACAATGGTCGCGGTTCTAAGATCGGTTGGTGTGAAGGCGGTGTAGATCGCATTCCACGACACGGCCCGAATTGTGCCGTTATCCTTGATGCGAATGAGAAGAGATTGCCCATTGGTGGGGGTGCCAGTTGGGGCGGCAATGGATAGTGCGCCAGCCTGCGCAGTTACAGCCGTTGCGTCCTGCGTGTCGGCATTAGGCGCCAGCGTAGCCGTAGAGGCGGTAGTTGCGATTCTTGGCGTAATGCGCTTATTCGTCAGCGTCTGCGTGGCCGCTGGCTGTACAGCGCTATCGGCTAGAGCGCCTTGAGCAGCCGTTGCAAAGTCGCCGGTATTGTTCAGAGCAGCAGAGCCAAGGCCCGTAATGGTCGTGTAGCTCTGCGTTCCCGTCTGGTTGGCACGAGCGAAGGCATCAGCGTTCTTGTTCTGTGGATCATAGACGGACTTGAGCATGTCGCCCACGCCCGCTGTCGTCCAGCCAACGTTAAGATCGGTATTGCTCAGCTTTGTGAGCACCTGTCCCGTTGTGCCGCCATTCGGCACGGCCTGAGCCATCGTCGCAAGGTCGGTGCGGATATTGAGGTTCTGACCTACAACAGCGGCTCCCGGTCCTACTGGAAGGCTTGCGAGGTAGTCGCGAAGTGTACGCACTGGAATGGGCGGGATCATGAGGCCTCTCCCATCAGGTAATTGCCGTTGTCGTCGGTGAGGTAAACGCCGTTATCATCGGTCAGAAGCATGAATCCTGGGGGGACGACAATAATGCCGCCTCCAAGAATGCCAGGATACGCTAGCCTTACGTTGAGCATAAGACCGCGACGGCGCTTGATGTTAACGGTCATTGCCGCCTCCGCTTGGCTTCAGTGCCGCCTGTTGCCGGGCCGCTTCGGCATCAACTGCCTGCTGGTCCAGCTTGTCGTATTCCAACTGCGTGTTGATAGCCAATTCTTCACGGCGGAACGCAAGGTCAGCAGCTTCACGCGCATCCTCACTGATTTGCTTCTGGGCCTCTAGGACAGCTTCAGCATCGAGAGAAAGTTGAGTGGTCTGGATATCGGCGCCAAGCTGGGCTTCTTCACGCGCAACCGCCACCTGTGCATCAAGTTCCTTGGCCTGTGCATTCCCTTCGGCCTTGATCTGTTCCTTAATGGCTTCGGTTTGTGGCTTCTGCTGGATTTCCTGAGCCTTTAGCTGCTGATCGCCCTTGCGGATTTCAATATCGGCCATCCTGTACTGACCTTCCTGCTGGAGCTTCTGCCCCTCAATGGCCAGCATACCCTTCTTGTATTCGGCTTCTGCTTCGTTCTTGGCAGCATCCGGATTAGGCTGGGGAGGCGTATTGGCCATGGTGTCGATCCACTCATCAATGGATGACATGAGGGCGCGAGGAGGGCGATATACGTCCAGATTCCACTTGAGGATTTCCCCCGCAGCCCCAGCGCCTCCGCTTTGGATCATGGGCAGCAGAGCCTGCATACCAGTAGCCAGAGCGCCAAGGAATTCATTGCGCATCTGTTTCTCAGCCATCTCATCGGGATAGATGGTCGAATCCGTTTCAATGTCGAAAATGAAGGGGTCGGTCTTGGTATCGGAGAGAAGTTCCTTGACCTGCTCAACCGTTACGGCGGAAGCGGCCTTGCGGACCTGTTCAGTGGCCTCTGCGATAATCTGCTGTGTTTGCTGCTCGGCCTGTTGCGCGGCTTCCTGAGCCTTCTCTGGGTTCTGCTGTGCTAGTTCAAGAACGCCGCCCTCAATCTCATCGATCTTGGCTTTGGCGCTAGTCTCGATTTCCTTGATGTCGCGCTTGATCTCAGCGTTCGTGGGCAGTTCCATCTGCGCCATCTTGAGGAGCGTATCGATGCTAAACTCTTCGGCAAATATCTCCACCATCAGACGGCCAGCGTCACGAGCAATGCGCTCAAGGCCCTTCACACGATCCCGGCTTCGGGTAGAGGTGTGCTGAACCTTGATCTGCTGAGCACCCAGCGTCTCGTTAGGGTCACTGTCCCCGCGCTGAATGTCGGCAACGCCAAGAAGCTCCTGAACATTGCCGATAAGTTCTCTGCGCTCTTCCACGGCGGCAAGAATGGTCTGCGCCACCTGATCTATAGGAAGCCACTCAACCAGCTTGTTGCTACTACCAAAGGCAGCAGCAGGGACAGGAACGAAGATCGCTGAATTATCGCCAGAGCGAATAGCTGTCTCGACCGCATCGCCAATATCAGTTCCGCCTGGAATGATACCGATGACGCGGAGAAGTTCGGCAAGGTCATGAATCTTCTGCGTGAGAAGATTGATAGTCTCAAGCTGGCCCTGGATATAGACCATATCCGGCACGGGAACGAGGCTACGGCGCTGGCGGGTGCCATACGCTGGCTCAGGGCAGGGGAAGAAGCCCTTTAGCTTTAGATGAGGCTCCTCACGCTCCAGAATATCGGGAAGGCCGTCAGCGATCCAGATAACCTTGTTCTCGTTCTTGTCCCAGATTTCCCAGACAGCGGCCTTATTGACCGTATCCTTCACGCCGTATGTGCTGGAATCTCTGGCCTGCTCAGTGCGTTTCTCGGTGTAGGTTGCGTCATCGGCGGCATCTTCGCCAAACCGATCCCGCATTTCCTTCTTCGTCATCCATGCGCGGCGGGCCACCCACGAAACCTCCGTCCACTTGCGAACCGGATCATGCGCGAAGTCGTCTCGATCCAAATCCTCAATGCAGACCTTTTCCTCGCCGTCATCCTCATAGCTGACCCACAATTGGCCACGAGCATTGATGGCTAGATCATCACGAACCCCAATCATGGAGGCGTTGATATTGGTGGTTTCGAACCCCGAAATAGCGGCCCGCTCAAGTAGCTCAGCCGTTACGCGTTTGACTGGCTTGCGATCCTTGAACTTGGTCGTGACAACCGGGACCGGGGGGCGCGAATAGATAGAGGGCTTGATGATTTCCATCGAAGCCCAGAACAGATCATACTCACGATCAACGATAGAGGTTTCGGTTAGCGTAATGCCCGAGAGTGATTGGAGGCCGGAGTAAACACGGTCGATCTGGTCACACCGATGAAACCAACGGTCGAACTCCTTGCGGTACTGTTCGATGGCCTCAAGGTATGGAGCCGCAGCCTTCGGCTCGTCGCGCTGGCTGTCGTCCTCACCGAATGCCATCTCTACGCAATCACGGCTGCTGTTGGGTTGCTGGTAGAGTCAGCCGTACCGCTAGCATTGGTCGCAGACACGACAACGCGGATAACCTTGCCAACATCACCGACGACAGGAACATACGTTACCCCGGTAGCTCCGGGGATGGTCACGTTGTCAGCCGTCCAACGGCGTCCGTAGCTGTTTCCTGTGCCCTTCCACGTGCCTGTGGTGCTCGTTAGGGTCTGGCCCACCTGCGCAGTGCCGGTAATGGTTGGGCGAACCGTATTGAACGGGGTGTTGACCGCCTGTGCAATGACAACTGCCACGCCAGGGACAAATGATCCCTCAGACAGAAGGTTAGCGCTGACAGTGCCTGAGGTAATGCCCGCCGCGAGGATTTGTGCATCCAGAGGCACAACGCCGACCTCTAGCAGTCGATTGATGATGCCGGTGCCCGCTGCGATCTGTCGCTGGACTTCCATGCCCAACTCTGCCGCCACACCGAGAGATTGAAGGTTCTGCGCTAGGTCAAATGGCATTGGTGCACCCATATCGAACAATGTTGGCACATTACCCGACATTTCGTTACCGCACAAGCAAACGAAAAGGCCCCGCCCGGATTAAGGAGCGAGGCCACAACACACAAAGGAGGAGGTGTTTACTTATCCGTGGTGGGCTTCCGATACTTTGAGCCGCCCGGACCATTTACACCGTCATGGTCGCCTTTGCCGCCGAAGGGCTCGGCCTTAGTTTCGGCCTTGGCCTTTGCTGCTTCCTTGTCCTCTACAGGATTACCCTGCGCAGCGCGTTCGGCATAACCGTACTGGTTCGGATTGAGGATGGTGTGGGAAGTGTGCAGAACTGGCTTTTCGCCGTGTACGCCCTTCACTGCCTCATTAGCCCGATCAGCCTCATGCTGTTCAACGCGTCGGCGCTGATCTTCTGACGTATCGTTGGGCAAGGTGGACAGGTCGCCTTCGATATAACCAACGGCCTTGAGTTCACCGAGTTCTTTGTCACTGAGCTTAGTCATGGTTGACTCCTGTATCTGATGGTTCGGAAACGACTTCATCCGAGGAAGGTTCAATCACAGTTGGGCACAGGAACTTCCATTGCCCATCGATACAAACCTGTGAAACCTTGCCATGAGGGCCCAGCTTTATAACATCAGTAGGTATTTCCTCACCCGCTATAGGATGCCCTCCATGCGTCATCTCGAAGTCACTCGACATGATAACACTATGATAATGGATATCCCGAATAGCCCTGGCGTAGTGCTCTCCATTATCATGGGTAAGCCACTGGCCAGCCTTCATCACTAGCTGATCTGTCATATCCGTCTCCCGCCTTTCCTTGCTCTCTTGCGCTCTTCGTATGTTGGTACGCGTGACTTGCCGTAGTGCTCTGGAGGGATGAACTCTTCTTCTGGCTCTCGCTCTGGGGCCTTAACTCCAGCGTTCACCGCAAACTCACCAAACCCATCAGCGCCGTGGCTGTGCTCATCGTGGAGCGGGCCAAGGTATACGCCAAGCTGCTCATTGATCTTCCGACTATAGCGCCTCAGGTGAGTGAGGCCAATCATCACTCGTTCTGTCTGGTTAAACTCACACATGGGGAGAAGCTGACGAACAGCGTTGATTCGCTCATCTGGATTCTGGGCAACGCCTCGATTGATCTGGCCAAGCGGCACCCCGAGAGAATTAACTGTTTGAACTCGCGTCTTTGCGCCAGCTCCCCATTCTCGGTTTCCGATGTCGTGCGGAAAGAAGTGCCTTTGGTAGATGAGCGGCTTTTCACGTCCTAGTTCCTCCATGGCTTCCCAACGCTTTACAACGTCAGGATTGTACTCTGGGTTAGCGGCATAAAGAAACTCATCTGCGCCAATGCCAGAGGCCTCGTAATAGTCGAACACTCTCACTCGGGGAACATAGTCAACGCTGTGGATTTGGAAGAACCATTCGGTCGTGTAGTCATCGACGCCCAAATCCCATGAGGTGTAGACGGGGCCTAGAAGCGGATCATAGGGATAATTGCCAATCCGGCCTTCCTTCTCCAGCTTGGCAATGTGCTTGGCATAGTAGGCGCCCGCGCTGATGCGTTCATACCCACCATTCCACACATGCTCGGCCATTTCAGGATCAGCGGCGAAATCGTCGTCCTTCTCCCGCTTCATGACGGCATTGAACCATGGATTGTCAGGCCAATTTACATTGATGATAATCGCATCGGCTGGTGGATTCTTACCACGGAAGAACTTGTCTACCGCATCAGTCTCGAACCTGGGGTTCCACGAGAACCAGATTTGTGACCCATCCTTACGAATGGTTGGGCGAAGCATGCGCAGGGAGGTTTCGGAGAATGTCTGGGCCTCTTCAACCCAAGCGCCGTCAAAATCCTCAAGCGACTTGATGTTGGCAGCGTTATAGCTCTGCATGCCCTTGAAGATAATCAGGCTATCGTGAGGGCCGCGTATCTCGTTGTCGAGCACTTCAAACTTATGCTCAAGACCAAACTTGGCGATCTTGTCTACGAGTAGCTGGCGTACTGAATCCCTGAGCGTTCCCTGGACTTCACGAATGCAAGCCCAGCGCGTCCGCTTCAACAGGCACCGCTCTATGAGCTTCTCTGCAAAGAAATGTGACTTAGCCCCGCCACGTCCGCCGTACAAAGCGATGTAACGAGCATCGCCTAGGGCGGGGACTAGCTTGCGCGGGGTGTCAATTACCAGTTCCATCGCGTGGGTCTACAACCTTTCGGATGATCTGGCTAACTTCTAGAGGGCCGCCATCCTCACCAGTGACTTCCATGCGCTGAGCGGGCTTGCCGTCGAGAGTGTCACGAATGTACTCAGCAGCCCAGCGCTCGCCGCCCTCGGCAAGGTCCATAATGGTTACTGCCATCTTACGCAGACCGCGCTTATCGCCGTCATTCTCCCGCGCCTTAACTTCTAGAAGAAGGGCGTCTGTGATGAATGTGGTCTTGCGTCGTCCGGAGTTAGCGTTCCCTGCCATTATAAAATCACTCAAGCCTTTGTAATGTTATTACGTTCAATATCGTCTAACGTAACACCAGCCATCATATAAGTCCTAAGCCGTTCTTCGGCATTAGCGTCAGAAACAAGTGCGGTGTTTACGGGCTGTCCGTATCGTTCTGCCATCTCTTCGGCTATCTCCTGTTTAACCAAACAGCGCATCTTGATCAATGTTTCATATGTGTATGCCATCTCATCCTCCTGATTATGCGTCTAGCAGATTGTTGGGTGTTATTGGTTTAGATTGGCTTTGGAATGAAAACGCTCAGGGATTTTAGCCCATGCCGTTGACGCTTTCCTGAAATCCTTCACCCTCAAAACGCCACCGGCTGCATATTGCTCTGGCATGGGTTTATATAGGTCAAAGTCGTCTTCTTTTGCGCTTATGTCCCATATCTCAACCAAAGCGAACGGTTGCAACGCCTCCGATAACTCACCGATTAGCTTACTCTGAGCTTCAATCGTGTCGTTAGCTTTGTCGAGCCTCCGAATGGCATCTTGGTAATAAGCCTCGATGCTAGAACTGCCTTCCTCACTCATTCTTCATTCCCTGTTAGGTTAGTGGGTTGGGGAAGACGAGACAGCCGTTCAACGCAAGGACAATCTTTGTGTCCGGGCTGAGGTCCTACGCACAGACAGCCTCCATTGTCTTCCACGATTCCCTTCCACTCTTGGCTCCGATACTCACGGATTGAATCTTGAGCCAGTCTCAGGTTTCGTTTGAACTTATCAAACAGTTCGCTCATTTCACCCTCGTTAAGATCATTGAATGGGTTTGGAGGCTTTGGAACGTAGGCGATATTCTCGCTGCTTAGCCGCCTTGTATGCCGCCATGTCGGCAATGGTTTTTGGACGGCCTCGTTTGGGCTTAGGAATGACTGCCTCACCGGCGCCTCGAACGCCTGTGTCACAATGACCGCTACTTGGGTTGATCAAGTCTTTTCGCGAGTCCGAGAGAACCTGTTCCAATGCCGGTTCCGTGCTGTGAGGCATAACAGCCGCTAGGGGCTGATTCTTGGAAAGCCTTTTGGGCTTCCAATCCTTTGGTTTCGTATCACGCAGAGGGCAATTGAACCATACGTGAGATGTCTTGCCACAGATGTCACATGGTTGCATCGTGCGTCTCCTGTGTAAAAAACCACCAACGCATCCGCGCCCCCTCATAAAGGGGCCATTCAAATCCATTTTTGTACGGCTCAAGCCCCCGACTACGGTTCATCCGTTGGATTCTAAGCTTCATGTGCCTGATGCTTTTATGGCCGCACCTGATGGGGCAATCTTCCCAAACCGAAGAAACTTCCCCATCGACCAATCGCTCCAAAACAAACTTAATCATTTCTGATAAACCTCCATCCGCTAGAGCGCAACTGGCCTACAGAGGCAGGCGTTAGCAGATAGGTCGATACCCCAGATTCGTCATTTAGATGACGAATTCCGCGCCCACTCAGCTTTGTGCCAAGAGGGAAATCCACGACTGTTTTCCCATTGATGTAGAAGGATATCGTCGCGGTCATTTGTCATCTCCGTTGTTGAGATGAATATATTCCACACGTTGAAAGAATGCAAGCACTTTGTTGAATTAATTGATCGGTCTACTCGCCCACCGTACCGATCAGAAGTGGGAATGCCGAGGGAGGCTCGGTGCGATGGCTTTGAGGGGGCTAGACTTTTGTTACCGCAGTCCAACCCGTCCACGGCGGAACGGAGCTGCCAAGCACCCCCTCAAACTCTATTTTCGTCTTAATCTAAATGGGCTAGGACGAGTATACTCGAAATACTCACCTTTGCCATCGTCCCATGTTGCGACCTTGCGTCCGTAAACGTCATAGGCCACAGCATGAAGGACCTTCCCTGATGCCCTCTCACTCCAAATCCTGGTGGCCTTCCACTCGTCTCTTGCGGCCCGCTCCCATCTTGAGAATGAATCCCTCATATCGTTCCCTCAAACTCTATGTTCTATTCCTTGTGGTCGTTTGGCTTTGGAAACAAGGGCTTAGTACGAATAGCCAGCCAAAACCCAATAAACCCTACCGACAAAGATGCGAGTAACCAATACCCTGGTGCGTTAAACGCGATGATCATCACTGTCATCACAATAGAGCACAAACTGATGACGATTGAAACCTGATACTGCTCGCTCATTCCTTACTTGCCTCCGTTGCGAATGGCTTGGGAGATTAGAACCGGGATCATTTCGATCATATTGCCCCTAGTCGCCAACGGTATGCCAACCTCCTCCGCTATCTTCGCAGCGTTATTACGCTCGTTAAGGATGGCGCGGGCGATATTCCGGTAAATGGTTCCGCCGTCTTCCGCCCATCGATATGCCTCATCCCAAATGTCCTGCGGAATATCCTCATGCTTGTTCATCTCGTTACCCTTCTGTGATTGTGGGGGATAGGGGCTGGGGAAGTACGGTGTATTCCCCGCTGAGAACAGCAATTAGGTCCGAAACCCACCATGACGAAAAGTTCATTTTGAAATACCAAGCGCCATCGTCTTCGACGTAAAGCTCGACCAAATCTCCGTACTCCTCGCGCTTGACGTACTTCAGTGCGAACACCTCTCCGACAACATCAAACTCATCAACCTTAGCCGTCTTGCTCGCTTCGTAGCTCATTCTGCCTTATCCTTTGATTGGGCTTGGGAAATTCGATACAGAAGCTTCGAAGCGTCCTCCCATGCCGACCATGAAGCCTCCATTCTGCTCTCAAGGCCTTGATCGTGGAACAAGTCCCCATCGTATCTATTGCGTTGGGCGCATTTCTCTAGAGCCTCGCACAACTCCGCAATGGTCTTGTCGCGGGCTTCTAAAGCATCGGCTAAAAGCTTTAGGCGATGTTCGTAAGCCCTTACCTCCGGTTCGTAGATGTGTCGCTTCCAGTCGCTTAGTTCACTCATCCTATTCCCCTTATCCTTGTATTAGGTTTGCTTTGGGCGTTCAGGAATCGGCATAAACATAGTGGGAGTAAAAGACAGTGGCGTCATCCCTCCTCGACTTCCCAATACCCGCCAAACTTCCGTCGCGTCGTTGAATGCAGAAATCGGCTCGCGCCACGCTCCATACCTGTTTTTGGCCGTGACCAGAACCGCCATGCAGTGTTTTACGTCATACTCAGCAATCGGTTGCCACTCACTCATTTCCGTACCAGTTGGCTTACGTGGAACTTACGATGGGTTACGTCTATAATCCGGCGCTGCTTTTGAGTGTAGACAG